ACGGCAATGTGCAATCAATCACACTGACAGGTTCAATCACATTCAACGCATTCAATTCACCAGCGGCAGGACAAAGCATGACACTGATCATAAAACAACCTTCATCAGGTGGTCCATACACATTGACATCCACAATGAAGTTTGCTGGTGGCACCAAGACTTTAAGTACAACAGCAGATGCATATGACATCATGACAGTATTTTACGATGGCACAAACTATTTTGCATCACTATCAACTAATTTTAGTTAAGGAGAAATCATGCCACTAGGCGCATTTAGAATCAACACACTGGCAAAAACATCAGCAGTGGTTGTGGGACCATTCACAGAAGCAATCAGAACACCCATTAGTTTACTAGCAGGAGGCGGTGCCAACATTTCAACCACAGAATCCAAGTTTGGAGGCAGTAGTGCATATTTTGATGCGTCAGGTGATTCTATTAATTGTAACAAACCTTTATTACCAACAACTGGTGATTTTACCATTGAATATTGGTTGAATCAAACAACACTTGCCGCAAACAGAGATCATTGGCAACAATATGCAAGTGGTGTTACAGGTCGTGCCACAGGATACACATCTCAAACCACAGGTGTTGTTAACTTTTTTGTCGATCCAGATGTTACTATCGCAAGCACTGACACAATCTCTGCAGGTGTTTGGCATCATATTGCCATGCAGAGAAATGGCACAACATTTGAATTATTTTTAGATGGTGTTAGTCAAGGCACTGCAACTTCAAGTACATCAGTTTATCAAGGTGGCAATTTTATTATTGGTTTAGGACCATGGTCAGATGCATATGGTTATATGGATGAATTTCGTATATCAAATATTGCTAGATACAGTAGCGGATTTACGCCATCGACAACTGCTTTTACACATGATCAATATACAGAATTACTTTTACATGCGGATGGCACAAATGATTTAACCACCTTCGTGGATGACACAGGTGACAGAGAAAGAGTGGGCCTCAGTGCTATAGGTAACGCACAAATCAGCACAACACAGAGTAAATTCGGTACTTCATCTATAATATTTGATGGAACAGGCGATGGAATTAATTGCAATAAACCATTACTTCCAGCAACTGCTGATTGGACAGTTGAAATGTGGGTATATCCCACAAGTATTGTAGGACTAGATTATTTCTTTACACAATATTCATTGGGTGCGTCAGGTAGAACTGGTATGTATCATACAAGTGGCGGCAATATAGGATTGTTTATTAACGGCGGCATAAGTTATACTACAACAGGCACAATTTCAGCAAACACATGGCAACATCTTGCTTGGGTAAGAAACGGATCAACTTTTAAAACTTACATTAATGGAAGTGAAGATCCAACTTCCGGCACTGCCTCACCAAGTATCCAACAAATTGCCAGCATAGTTGGAAAAATCAACAGTAGTGGAGGAACAGACGATTTTATTGGTCACATGGATGAAATCAGAGTTTCAGACACAGCACGATACACCTCAGGATTCTCAGTGCCCACAGAAAGATTCGTATCAGACGAAAACACACTGCTGTTGATACACGGTGTAGGCACAGGCGGTTCTACCTTCTTTTTGGATGACAATTCATCAGCAAGAGCACCAATGAGCATTAGACCCATTGGCAACACCAGCATTTCAACCACACAATCCAAGTTTGGAGGCACCAGTGCATCATTGGATGGCACAGGTGATTATTTCATTATCAAAGATGAAGGCAACAAGTTTGATTTTGGCACAGGTGACTTCACCATTGAATGGTTCCAATATCTCACTGCACTGGACAGATTTGCCATAGACTTCAGAGCAGGTTCCAGTGCTTTGACAAAAATATTGATATACTCATATCCTGCAGATGGTACAGCAGATGATCTATATTTTTACAACACTGCCAACAGAATCACAGCACTCAATTGTATCAGTGCCAACACTTGGCAACACATTGTGGTGCAGAGAGAATCAGGTGTCACAAGATTGTTCGTGGATGGTGCACAGGTAGGATCAGATTATGCAGACACCAACAGTTATGCACACACAGAAATGCGTATATGGCACAATTCAATTGGAGCAGAGAATTACACACCACCAGGTTACATAGATGAATTTAGAGTGAGTTCAGTGGCCAGATACACAGGAACATCATACACAGTGCCCACACAACCATTCAAGAATGATGAGAACACCATCATGTTGATGCATGCGGATGGCACAGTGGGACAAACAGATTTCTTGGATGATAATTCTGCATTCTTTCAATAATAAATATTAAAAAAGGAGAAAACAAATGCCCACATGGCCATCAGGAACCAAAGCATCAACCACAAACGTAGATCAGGGTTCAGATCAGATTTCATCTGCACGAGCAGACATCAAGCAGAACATAGACAATGTGAATGATATTATAGACACATTCAATATCTCATCTCCCACAGATGGAGATCTTTTACAGTATTCCACATCCACAGGCAAATGGGAACAAGTGGCATCCACATCAGTGGGAGGCATATCAGGCACGCTGGTGATTCCTTTCGGAGGTTATGTGATCAATCAATGGAGCGGCAGTGATCCAGGAGATTCACCAGGTCAGGAAGAAAGAGAAAGAAAATACAGAATGGTCACACTGGGCGGAAAATATTACAGCATGAGCAACAAAGGCGCACAAACATCTTCAGACCTCACACTGGTCAGCACAGAAGAAACGGTGTTGGGAGATATACAGGGAGCAACAGTCACAAGGGCAACACCCACACTGAACAAACCCACAGGATTTTCAGTGTCAGGACCCAATAGTGTTTCTATGAGCATCACTAATGGCATCATGACCGTGGGCAATCGAAATGGATTCTCAGCAACTTTCTGGTCAATGAATGGAAATCTTGGGTCAATAAACAACAATTATACTACAGGTACCAGACAATACAATGTGCAATATGCATCAGGTTGGGACAACTATGTGACACTGCCAGCAGGCACATATGTGGTCAGTTTGAAAAGTCTCACCACCAGTAAGACATCCACATATAACCAACAAGGTGGTATAGAATCAGATACAGATGTGATAGCACCCATTTCCAATGGAGCAGATTTTTGGATCTATAATAAGACTGATGATGTGGAAATCACACCATCCGATGAAAGCGACAGCACATTACATATGGTGAATTGGTCAAAAGATTTGATAGCAGTATTCACTCTATCAGGCACCAAGGATATTCAATTCTTTGGCAGTGCTGATCAAAACATCAATCATTTTGGATCCAGCAGTGCAACTCCAGAAGCACTGAAAGATTATTTAGGATTTACAGCAACCTCGCTATCAGGAGATGTAACTTACGCAGGTGGGATTGGATATTTTGATGATGCATCAGCAGGCACAATTCCAGCAAGACTGGGATTCTATGATGCCATCCCAAACACATACATTAAGATAGACAAGATTGGTACATAAATAATCGTGTTATAACAACAAACAACAACAACCTTATAAGGAGAAACAACAATGAGTGCATCAAATTTTCTTGAAAACGAATTGCTTGATCACGTGCTTCGTAATGCAACGGATGCCTTTGATCCAGAAAACACTCTTTATCTTGCTCTGTTCACTGCACCAGATTCGACAGGTGGCACACTACAAGATCTAGAAGAAGGCACATTAACAACCGAAGTATCAGGCAATGGATATTCACGTCAAACCATAGCATTTGGATCAGCATCCAATGGCACATCTCAAGGACCAACAGGTTCTGCTGTAACATTCACAGCATCGGGTGGTTCATTTGGCCTTGTGACACATATTGCTATAATGTCGGCATCCACAGCAGGATCCGTATATTTTGCAGGTGGTTTGTCCACACCTAAGCAAGTGGACGATGGGGACAGTTTACAATTTGCGGTTAATTCTATATCCATCACAATGTCATAATCAACTGGAGTTAGACGATGGCAGATATTCGCTACGTCAACGAAAGTTATGTTGATGACAGTTATGTAGTAATCACATTTGACGCTGGCAGTGTCAGCATTGTCACTGCCACCACCACCACTGCTTCAGCAGAAAAAGTTAAATCAGCAGAATCCATCATACAGACTGCAATTGCCAACAATCGTGCCTGGGATGAGATGGGCACTTGGTATGAACCCATCCAGGAGACTTGGGAACAATTCAGTGTGGTTGATCCTTTAATATTATCCACAGCACCAGTATCACCCATACAGACCACAACCACAGTAACCAGCACAGCATCCAAAATACAAATCATTGATGCTGTTACAATATCAGCAGATGCCACATTTACGGTCACAGCAGAAGCACAGCGTGAAGGTGAAATTATCACAGCATTTTCGACCACAGTGTCTGCAGATGCAGATGTGCAACGTCAAGGTGCCAGCACAATCACTACCACAACTACCACACTGGCAGATGCTATCACAGGATTTTCAGAAACTGCATCAATCACAGTTACAACATCAGTCACAGCAAACGAACAATTGATTTCACTGCCTGGTGCAGACATCAATGTAAGCACAACAGTCACAGCACAAGGTGGTAGAGTAAATCCTGCCACAGCAGACATCATACAAACCATCACCACCACTGCTTCCACAGGAGAAGTTGGATTATTTGCAGAAGCAGATATTTTTGTAAACACCTCTGTGCAAAATGTAGACACGCTGGATATTTTTGGTGGCACAGCAAATTTAATTTCTACCAGCACACTGTTGGCACAAGGCGAAAAAGTGATATTGCCTACAGTAACCATCAATGCTTTTACCACCACAGTGAGCATTGCGGCAGGTTTTGCTATAGATCCATACAGAATACGTCAAATTGATTCGGAGACCCGTATAAATATCTTACAACAAGAAACCAGAATCAGATCGATACTGAATGAAACAAGAATTCTTAAGGTTACACCAGGTGCCAACACAAGAATTGTTGATCAAGTGGGTATCATAGACAGGAGAGAAGGATAATGGCCACCCTAACAGGATACAAACAAGACAGAGTAGGTGTTTACATAGAAAAAGATCCATATGCTGTGCTGGATTATTCTTTGGATTGGACCAATTGGATGCCCACAGGAGATACCATTGCCAGTGTCACAATCACAGCACAATCTATCTCAGGAGATGCCGCACCACTCACAATAGATTCAACTTCTTACACAAATTATGTGGTCACAGCAGTTATTTCAGGTGGCACAGTGGGCAATATCTACAATGTGGAATATAGAATTACAACCAATAATGCACTGCAAGATTCTAGAAACATCAGAATTAAAGTGTTGGAGAGACAAGCATAATGTCAGAAGAACAAAACAAAAAACGAGTGATTGACAAAGAACAAATTTATAAATTGGCATCAATTCAATGTACCAATGAAGAAATTGCTCTGATTGTGGGTTGTTCTGTGAATCATTTGACAAAAAAATATAAAGGTATCATTGCCAAAGGCAAAGAGTCTGGCAAAAGATCATTGCGTAGAGCAATGTGGGAAAAAGCATTGAATGGTGATACCAGAGCACAAATATTCCTTTCAAAACAGGTATTGGGATTCAAAGACAATCCAGAAGACGGCAATGTTAAAATTCCTCTACCTTGGAACGATGACGTAGAATAGGAGATTAAATTGTTATCAGAGGCCCAAAAAAAGATTTGTGATTCAAAAGCAAGATTTCGTGTTTCCACTTGCGGACGTAGGTTTGGCAAGACCCACGTGGCATTGAGAGAATTGGCCAAACATGCATCTGATATCAATAAAGAAGTGCTGTATCTAGCACCCAGTTACAGACAAGCAAAACAGATTGCTTGGACCAGATTGAAAGAAAAATTAAGAAAATTACAATGGGTTGAACAAACCAATGAAGCAGAATTAACCATCAGATTAAAATCAGGATCCAAAATATATCTAAAAGGTGGTGAGTCTAAAGATTCACTACGTGGAAATAGTTACCATCTGGTAGTATTAGATGAGTATCAGGATCTAGATCCAGAATTATGGACAGCAGTGATTAGACCCAGTCTATCAGACACCAAGGGCAAAGCACTGTTCATAGGCACTCCTCGAGGTATAGGTTCATTCAGTCATGATATGTACACCATGGCACAGAGCACACAAGATTGGGAAGCATTTTCATTCACCACGTTGGATGGTGGTCAGGTTGATGAAAAAGAGATTGAAGAAGCACGTAGAGATTTGGATGAAAGAACATTCAATCAAGAATATCTTGCCACTTTTAATTCTTATTCAGGCAGTGTGTATTACAATTTTAACAGAGAACATCACATCAAACCTTTGGCAGGACTGGACACTTCAGAAATACATTGTGGAATTGATTTTAACTATGATCCAATGAGTGTGGCGATTGCAGTGATACAAAATCATGTGATCTACTTTGTGGATGAAATCAATATGTCTGGTAGCAACACAGACAATGTGGTAGAAGAAATCAAAAATAGATATCCAAGATCAAGAATAGTGATGTATCCAGATGCGGCAGGCAGACAGAGAAAGACTTCAGCAGGTGGTAGAACAGACATATCAATATTGCAGAATGCAGGATTTAGAGTTTTGAATAAACTTGCCAATCCTCCTATCAGAGACAGGGTAAATGCTGTAAATAGTAAGTTGAAGAACACAAATGGTAATATCTCTATGTACATTGATCCAAAATGCAAACAAATAATCCGCAGTTTAGAAAGATTGTTGTACAAACCAAACACATCAGTGATTGATCAGAATGATGATGTGCATATGTCAGATGCTGTGGGATATTTGATTGACTATTTGTATCCAATTAAAAAAGAAACAGAAACCCATACACCATTGCGATGGGGTTTTTCAGGGAGTGTTAGATAATGGCCGTCATAAGAGATAGATTAATTAAAGGTGATTCAAGAAATTATGCTTCATACATTGTGGAAACACATCCAGCATATCAACTGTATGCCAACAGATGGCAATTTTTACAAGATGCTTACAATGGTGGATTTGAATGGTTTTTAGGCAAATATTTAGAACCATACTACTACGAATCAAGAGAAGATTATGAAAAAAGATTAAGACAGGTTGGTTATGATAATCACGTAAAAAGTGTGGCCAACATATTCAATTCATTTTTATTTAGAAAAGATCCTGTGAGAATAATGGGCAATTTACAATCAGATCTTAATCTATCAAATTTTTTACAAGATGCTGATTTGGATGGCAGATCATTCAAACAATTTTTACAAGACCTAGCAACAGCAAGTATGGTTTTCGGCCATGCTTGGGTAATTGTGGACAAACCCACATCAAATGCACAAACAAGAGCAGAAGAATTAGAACAACAGATCAGACCTTATGTGTCTCTATTCAAACCACTGGATGTGTTGGATTGGGAATACACAAGACAAGCAAATGGTTTTTATCAATTGACCTATTTGAAAATCAAAGAAGAAATTATCAACAACACACAATACATTAGAGAATACACACCCACAGAAGTCAATGTGTACAAGATCACCAATAAAAAATTGGGTGAATATGTTGAAACCATGCCAAATGCATTGGGCAAAGTGCCTGCTGTTTGTGTTTACACACAGAGATCAGACATCAGAGGCATTGGTATATCTCCTTTGGGAGACACAGCAGACATCTGTAGAGAACTGTTTGAATTTTCATCAGAGATTGAACAGATTATAAGATTAACCAACCACCCCAGTCTTGTTAAAACAGCAGACACAGAAGCATCAGCAGGAGCAGGTGCAATCATACAGATGCCACAAAATTTAGATGGCAATCTAAAACCTTATTTGCTTCAACCATCAGGTTCATCCATTGAGTCAGTGATTCAAGCAATGGAGAAAAAGATTGAATCCATTGACAGAACAAACCACCTAGGCGGAATACGTTCTCCAGAATCACGTAGATTATCTGGAGTTGCTATATCATCAGAATTCAGTCAATTGAGCAGTAGATTGTCCACTTATGCCGCACAACTGGAACACGCAGAAGAACAGATATGGAGATTGTATGCTCTGTATGAAGGCACCTCATTTGATGGAATAATTGAATATCCAAGATCATTTTCAATACAAGACAGAGCAAATGATATTTCAATATTAAAAATGGCCAAAGATTCCAACATTGGAGATGCATACATCAATGCCGAAATAGACAAGAAGATCTACAAAATTGCTTTGGAAGATGATGCAGAAGATCTCGAAGAAGAAGAAGCAGAAGAAACTGCTGAAGAAGAAGCAATGGAACACCCAACACAAACTGATCCCAGCAAATTGATTGCTCACATCAGAGAAATGATTGCTGAAGGTTACACAGACGAACAGATAAAACAGTTACATCCTGAAATTGAAAAAATGTACGGAGAAATAAACGATGCCAGTCAGGAAAGTTAAAGGCGGATATCGTTGGGGTTCTTCAGGTAAAATTTACAAAACAAAAAAACAAGCACAAAGACAGGCAAGAGCAATCTATGCCTCTGGATATAAAAAACGCAAATAATGGCACGAATCAAATTCAAAGATATCATCATAAGATCTAAACCAAAAAAATTAGGTCGCCACAAGAAGCGAATGAACAAACAGGAAAAGAATAATTACAAACAATACAGGGGTCAAGGCAGATGAAAGCAGGAAAAATTTGGGGATCTACAGAATTGATACACGCCAATGGGGTGCTGGAGTTTCATCGTATAGAATTCAAAAAAGGTTATAAATGTTCAGAACATCAACACAGATTCAAATGGAATGGATTCTATGTGGAATCAGGCAGAATGATTGTGCGAGTATGGCAAGATGCTGACCAACAAGGATTGGTTGATGTCACAGTGCTGAATGCAGGAGATTTCACACAGGTCAAACCAGGCAAGTATCATCAGTTTGAAGGTGTTGAAGATGGAGTTGCTTTTGAATTGTATTGGGCAGAATTCAATCACGATGACATTGTGAGAAGAACCATAGGCACAAAAAATAAAAAATAATTTATGGGTAAATTTATTAAAACAGAAAATGCTGTTTATCATTTCAAACCAGAATGGTATGACAATGATTTTCTGTATTCTCCTGATGGTATAAAACAACATCCTCAACATCATTGCAAAAGAAGTTTTTTTGAAAGTTTACCTTGGCACAAGGAAACAAAAAGAAATGCAATTGATATAGGTGCTAGAGATGGTGAATTTACTCGCTATCTTAATCACTATTATGAACATACCTATTGTTTTGAACCAAGAGATAGAAAATATTTTTTCTATAATGTTGATAAAAACAAAACAACACACTATAAATGTGCAGTAGATAATAAAGATTATAAAATAGATGATTTAGAATTAGAACACATTGATTTTATAAAAATTGATACTGATGGTGGCGAACCTCAAATTATACAAGGTCTAGAAAATACAATAGCAAAAAATAATCCAGTTATTTTACTAGAAGTTTATTTTCCAGAACAAAAAACAGCATTACAAATGCTTTATGATTTAGGTTACCAAAAGAAAACTGTTTGTTTCAGAGGTTGGGACCATACTTTAGTAAGAGAAATATAATGGGCAAAGGTGATGATTTAATGTATAGAGCAGAGGCCTATCATCATTGGCGCAGAACAGGTGAAAAATGCAAACCTGTTGATATAAAAAAAGCAAGATCAGTCACACCTCAATTAAACGAAATATTCCGTGATACAGAATGGTTGCAGGATGATGGTGTGCCATACGACACACATCCTAACAATGGTAAACGTTGGTATCATAAAGGCACATCCTATCAACCCAAGAGAGCACCCTTTGAATTTACACAGAAAGAATTGGATTGGTATAATCAATCAATAAAACCATTTGAACCATACATTCTGGTGAATCCAGATGCCAAAGCAAACAGTGTTTATCATGACAACAAAAAGTGGTATCACTGGCAAGCATTAATTGATGAAATGCAAGAATACAATCTGGTGAGGTGCCAACCTGCCAATGTCACACAGCATTACAGCAATGTTAAATCTGTGATCACTCACACATTTAGACAGGCCATGCTGGTGGTAAAAAATGCTCAATTGGTGATAACCACAGAAGGCGGCATACATCATGCGGCAGGACAATTTCAAACACCTTGTGTGGTGATATACGGCAGTCATTCCAGTCCCAAGAGCACAGGTTATTCAGAACAATGCAACATCACTTCAATAACAACCTGCAATCCAGAAGGCAAAGGTTGTCATGCAGATTGGCCCTGTCAATACTGTGAAAGAGCAATGGAAGAAATCACAGTGTCACAAGTATTGAAAAGTATGGTGAAGTATTGCAATGAAATGAAGATAGGATTAGAGAGTGAATGGGACAAGAACGATTATGAGTGAGAAAAAAATAAAATCATATGCTTGGCCTTACATTTACCAGCACAGAACCTACATTGACATAGGTGCTCATGATGGAGATACCAGTGTGCCATTTCAAGATCAATTTGATAGAGTAATTGCATTTGAACCCAATCCAAGAACATATGATATTCTAGCACAGCACAAAAAGATTCAATCCCACAATGTGGCATTGAGTGATGTGCCTGGCACACTCACACTGAAGATACCCACACAAACAGGCAATCCACAACACGGAAGCACAGCACCCATAAGACAAGAACTTTGGGATAACACCATGGATTTTGTGGTATCAGCACGTACATTGGACAGTTACAATTTTACAGATGTGGATTTTATCAAGATTGATGTGGAACAGGGTGAATGGCAAGTGATGCAAGGCGCTCTAGATACCATCAAAAGAAATCGCCCAACCATAATGTTTGAAAACAAACGCAGAGAAAATGATCGTATCATTGATTTATTGTATGGATTCAATTACAAATTGAAACACAAAAATCCCAATGATACTGTGATGGCGATCAATTAGAAAGGAGCATGATATGGCAAAAACCAGAGGCAAAAGAATGTCATCTAGAAGAGCACCTACCAGAGGTAAATCTATGTCTAGAGGCAAAAGAAAGAAACGATAATAAATAACCATAGTACTGTCTAGAGGGCAGGGAGTACACTCAACTCAAAACAAAGAGGAAATATATGAACGCAGAAACACAAGCGGTTAAATCTCAGGACACTGCACCTGAAGTCAAAGAGCAGGAAACAACAACGATTAAAGCAGAAAAACAGACTCAATCTTTTTCTCAAGACGATCTCGAAAGAATTGTAGGAGAAAGAGTAGCGAGGGAACGTGCCAAATACGAGAAAAAGTATTCAGGCATAGATGTTGATCACTACAACAAGTTGATCGAGAAAGAAGAAAAGACCAGACAGGCAGAGTTGGAAAAGAGAGGACAATTTGAAGCATTGTTAAAAGAACAAGCAGACAAATTCAATTCTAAAATTCAACAATACCAGTCAGAACTCACTTCAATCAAGGTTGATGGTACATTGTTAAGTGAAGCGTCAAACCTTAAAGCAGTGAATCCCACACAGGTGACACAGTTGCTAAAAGGTCAATTGAGGTTGAACGAAGCAGGACAAGTGGATGTGATAGACACAAAAACGGGTCAAGTGCGTTACAATGACAAAGGTGATCCAATACAAGTTAAAGACTTGGTATCTGAATTTCTTTCTGCAAACCCGCACTTTGTGAGTGCAGGACCAACAGGTTCTAACACAGGCAAAGGCACAGGTTCAAAAGAATCGTTGGCCGTAAACGACATAAACCAACTGGATATGACAATACCAGAACATCGTGCTAGATATAAAGAAATTATGAAGGCACGAGGTATTCGTATCTAACATAAAGGAGAACGCAAATGCCAGCAACAAATGCATTTGACACAGTAGCAAGTACGGCCCTGTATAATAATATTACTCAAGCAGGTTTGTACACGCTAAATGAAAGATCGGTATTAAGAAACTTAATCCGTAACTATAACATGGTTGGAACACCTGGATTAACTGCCAGTGTACCAATCTACCCAACAGTGGCGGTTTCTACACCAGCAGATGGTGCAGATTTAGCAAATGCCACTTTTGATGTAACAACATCTAAAACAATCACTGCCGCAGAGAGAGGTGTAATGGTAACATTAACTGATCTTATGAAAGACGTTGCTACAGACGATGTAGCACAAGCAGTGGGCACACAAATTGGTTCAGCTCTAGCAGAACAGTTTGACAAAGATGTATGTGCTCTTTTCTCAGGATTTACAACTAACGTTGTGGGTTCAGGTGCAAGAGAGTTAACAGTGGAAGACCTATTTAAGGCCCAAGCATTATTACGTAGCAATAATGTGCCTTCAGGTGACATCTACTGTGTGTTACACCCTAAACAAGCATTCCAGATCAAGAAAAGTTTATCAAACACTTTTGGTGCTTCTGGTAATGTGAGTGATGTTGCCAACGAGGCAATCAGAACTGGTTTTGTAGGACGTATAGCAAATCTTGTTATAATCGAAAGCAATACCGTAACTGGTGACTCTGCAGGCGCATTCGTGGGCGGTGCTTTTCATCAAGACGCATTAGGCGTAATGATCAAAAGAGAGTTCAGAATAGAAAACCAAAGAGATGCTTCTTTAAGAGCTGACGAGATAGTAGGTTCGTGGGCATATGGTGTTTCCGAATTATTCGACCAATATGGTGTAGCAATCATCGGAGACGCAAACTTATAATAAATAAGTTTCTTCTAAACGCATAATGGAAAGAGCGGCAAGAAATTGTCGCTCTTTCTTTTTATCCACACAATCTCGCTAAATAAATGAAGTCAAGAAGTACTTGACTATACATATAAATTATACAGGAGGGAAGAACCCTATATGGCAATAACCTTATTAACTATTGCAGACATTCAAGACTACGAACCAGACATACTCAATTTGGGTATTCCAGACTTTGATGAAGAATTAGCAAAAGCACAGCGTGATGTGTTTAGAGATCTTCGTATACGTTGGTGGCCCACTCAACAGATTGGTCTGTATGATATCAAATATCTATCCACAGGACAACTAGAACCAGATGAAGATATGTACACTGCCAGTCAATTGACCAGAGCGGCGTGCTATCAATGTTTGGGATTTCATATCTATCCTAAATTGGCAAAATTTGATGCAGAGCAAGATATCTACGAAAGAAAGATGGATTTTTACAGAAAAGAATACGAGAGAGAAATGGATCTTGTGTTAAGAGATGGTGTGGAATATGATTTGGATTCTTCAGGTTCAGTGTCTGATGCAGAAAAAGAACCCACTCACTTCCTCCGTCTAAAAAGGTAGTGAATGAGCAATAGAGAAGAAATCGCAAAAAATATTGAAACCGTATTGAAGGATATGACTCCTCCAAGACCTACCTTGGTCACCCGCGAACCATTTGATATTGAAAAATTAGCAATCACACAATTTCCTGCACTGCTGATCACCACAGGCAATGAAACACGCGAAGACAATGTGATGGGTGGCGGCAGACGTGGTGTGATAGAAATACAGATCAGAGGATTTGTGAGAGCAGATGGCAGATCAGCACAGATCATCACAGTGGATCAAAAACGCAATGAATTGATTGAACGCATAGAAGAAACTCTTAATTCAGACAGAACAAGAGAATTGGATGCCGCTCAAGCATCCACCACCAGAGTAAGAACCATTGAAATTGTGAATAGGACTCCTCCACTGGGAGAATTCTTAATGACTGTGGATGTGCGATACTCATTTACCAAAGGAGCAGTGTAATGAAATATATCAAAATATATAGACAATCTGAAACACATGAAGTGGAATCAGACAGATTGCAAAGATTTTTAGAAGCAGGTTGGA